CCTGATCATCACGACGCCGGGAGCCAACCAGGACAACATCTACGGCGAGCTCGTCGCGAACGCCGAGAGCATCCTCAAGGGCGAGGTTGAGGATGATTCGGTGTTTGCCGCGCTGTACGGCATTGACCCCGCCGACACGCCAGACGATGAGGCCGCGTGGCCGAAAGCAAATCCCGCCATGCAGCACGGGCAGCCGGACCGCGTCTCGCTGCGGCGCTCGTGGAACACGATGAAGCGCAGCCCAATGGGCCGCTCGGAGTTCATCCGCTACCACTGCGCGCGCACCGACGAGAACACCGGCGGGTGGTTGGATATGGAACTGTGGCCCGGCGGCGAGACGCCGGATATCGAGAAGCTTCGCGGCCGGCCTGCATGGCTGGGGCTCGACCTTTCCAAGTCGCTCGATATGACGGCGCTGATGCTTGCTATCCCGCTCGATGACGGCCGGGTGGCGTTGAAAGGCCACTACTGGTGGCCCAGCGAGAATGTGCGGCAGCGCGAGCTGGACTACCGGATGCCGGTGCGCACCTGGGCGGCCGAGCGCCGGATCACGCTCACCCCCGGCCGCGAGATTGATTATGAATCGGTGCGCGCCACGCTGAACCGGCTGCGCGAGGAGTTCGACCTACGCGCCGTCGGCTACGACTCGTGGGGCTCCAAATACCTCGTGGAAGCGTGCGAGGCCGACGGAATCCCGATGACCGCGTACAGGATGGGAATCGCCACATTCGGGCCCGGCTGCCAGCTGTTCCAAAACCTTTGGGCCGGCGGGAAACTCGTGATCGGTGACGACCCGATCATGCGCCGCGCGTGCGCCGACGCCGTCGCGCAGCAGGACCGCAATGGGAACATACGGCCCGTCAAGTCGCGGCTGCAGTGCATCATCGACCCGCTCGTGGCCGCCATCATTAGCGTTCACTGCTGGGGCGGAAAGCGCTCGAGTTGTTACGAATCGGAACTTTAGAACCACTAGCAGTTTGACTAACACGCGAAACTACTCGCGTGCTACGGCAACTGCTTCAACGCCTGTTTGTCGGCCCGTACTCGAGCACGATCCTGTACGAAGGATCGGGTTCGCTGCCGTTTGTAGGAGCATCCAACGCGCTGCGGTATACGCCGGTATACCGCGCCGTTTCGCTCATTTCGTCCGATGTCGCGCGCGTGGAGCTCGATGTCAGCTCGGCCGGCGCGCAGTCGCTGCTGGAGAATCCGAGCCCCTACATGAGCGGGCACGAGTTTCGGCGCGCGATGACGATGCAGCTGCTGCTTTGGGGCAACGCGTTCGCGGCCATAAACCGCACGCGCGGCGGCGAGCTCATCGAGCTCATCCTGCTTGAGCCGGATTCGGTCTCGCTCGACACCACTGGCGCAATGCCGTTCTACAAGACGCGCGTATACGGCGACCTCCAGATGGACCAGATGTTCCATTTGAGGGCACCGAACACGAACGGACTGTGGGGAGAGTCGCCCGTCAACCTGTGCCGCACATCGCTGCAGCTGCTCGCGGCGCAAGAGGACATGGCGTTGAAGGCGTACAGCAACGCCGGCAATCCGAAGATAGCGCTGGTGCACCCCGGTCCGCTGTCTCTCGAAGCGCGCCAGCGCATCATGGCCGACTATGAGGCGAAGCACTCCGGCACCGCGAACACCGGCAAACCCCTTGTGCTCGCGGAGGGAATGCGCATCGAGCGGATCAGCTCGACGCTTGACGATGCCGGGCTGCAGGCCGCCAGGCAGTACAGCGTTGGCGATGTCTCTCGAATCTACGGCGTGCCGTCGTCGTACCTCTCGGAGAATGTCGGCCCGTCGTACGGAACGCTTGAATGGCTGTCCCGTATGTATGTGGATGCGTGCCTTCAGCAATGGCTGAATGTGTGGCGCGCCGAGATCGTCGCCAAGCTCGGCGGGCCAGGCAGCGCCGTCACCTGGGACACGGATGAACTTGTCCGGCCAGGGATGGCCGAGACGATGGCCGCGCTGCGCACCGCAGTAGAGGCCGGGTTCATGACGCGCAATGAGGCACGCGAGGAGCTCGACCTTCCGCCGCTGGCTGGGCTTGATGAACCAATCGTCGCGCTGAACATGGGCACCGGCGGCGGCGGCACCAACCTCGGCACCGACACCTCGGAGAATGCGGGGACACCCAATGATTTCTAGGCGCTCGATCGCATCCGATCAGGCACTCGACGGCCGCACCCTCAGCGGATACGCGGCCGTCTACAACCAGGACTCCCGCGAGATCGTGGAGCAGGGCCGCAAGTTCGTGGAGCGAATCGCGCCCGGCGCGTTCAACGAAACGCTGTCCGCCGGCGGCGATGTGAAGCTCTACTACAACCACGACACCTCGATGCCGCTGGCGCGCACGCGCAGCGGGACGCTCGAGCTGGCGAGCGACCGCAACGGCCTGAAGTTCACCGCATCGCTGCCTGAAACCACGCTCGGCAACGATGTGCGCGCGCTGATCGAGCGCGGCGACCTGAGCGGCGAAATGTCTTTCGGGTTCTTCGTCTCGGAGGACTCGTGGAACAAGACCCGTACCGAGCGCCTCGTCAAGCGCGCCACGCTGGTGGAGATCAGCGTGGTGCAGGACGCGGCATACCCACAGACCAGTTCGAGCCTGCGGAGCGTGTCCGCGGCATACACCGAGGCCGTGTACGCGCGGCTCGCACTCCATTTCAGAAGGATGGCAGATCATGTCTGACGAGATCGACGACATTCACAGCATCACCCACGAGTACCGCAAGTCGCTTGCGGCCTACGAGGCTCGCACAGGCCGCGCCCCGCAGACCGTCGACAGCAAGGGCTCCGGCGAGGAGCGGCAGAAGTTCGCTCGCATGGATGCCGACCTGTCGGCCGCCGAGCTGATCGCGCACAACAAGGCGCTGGAGGCGCGTCTTGCCAAGCTGGAGGCCCAGCCTGTGCTCGAGTCGCGCAGCCCGAGGATCAGCGGTGCCGACAGCGCCGATCAGGAGTACGCCGCGCGGTGGCTGCAGGCGATGGTGCGGAACGATCAGGCGGAACTGCGCGCCATGGCGACGAGCACCTCCAACGCTCCAGTCCCGACGGACATGGAGCGGCGCGTCGTCAACAAGATGTACCAGGCGAGCGTCATTCGGCAGCTTGCAGCCGTGCAGACCATCGACAGCAAGCGCACCATCACCATCGAGGCCAGCACGCCGACGGCCGCGCTCGTTTCTGAGGCCGGTGCGATCACCCCTGCGGATTTCACCTTCGATGCCGTCTCGGTGGTGCCGTACAAGTTCGTTTCTGCCGTGACGATGTCGCAGGAGTTCCTGGACGACGCCATCGGAACCTCCGGCATCGGCTCGGCGCTCAACTGGGTGGCCGACCGGTTCGGAATCGCGCTCGCCCGCGAGACCGAGGAGTACTACACCATCGGCACCGGCTCCAGCCAGCCGCAGGGAATCGGTGACTGCACCTCTACTGATTTTGCCTCCACCAACTCCGGCCGCATCATCAATCAGGGCGTGGCGCTCACCGAGGATCAGACCGTCTCGAACATCACGGCGGACAACATCATCGACTGCGTGCACGCGGTTCCGGTGCAGTACCGCACCGGCCGGTTCGCGATCCTCACCTCGGATGCGTGCATCAAGGCCATCCGCAAGCTCAAGGCCAACAACGAGTACATCTGGTTGCCCGCCGGAGCCGGCAACAACCAGGGCATCACGGTCGGCGCGCCGAGCACGATCTACGGCGTTCCGGCCTATGTGAACGAGTGGATGCCGTCGACCGCTGCGCAGACCGGGACCACCAGTGCCATTCGTGGATCGGCGCTCGTGATCGCCGGCAACTGGGAATACTTCGGCATCTTCGACCGCACCGGGATGCAGTCGATGATCGACCCGTACTCCGCATCGGCCAACCTTCAGACGAAGATGTACATGTGGATGCGCACTGACAGCAAGATCCTGCTGCCGGAAGCATTCGCGGCGATCTACGCTCCGAACGCCAGCTGACCCCTTTCGCATCCGGGCCCGGCGCGGGAAACCGCGCCGAGGCCTTTTCCCATGTCTATCCCGCTCTCCACGATCAAGTCGGCGCTGAAGATCGACTACACCGATGACGACGCCGATTTGATTCGGCTGCGCGAGGCGGCAATGGCGCTCGTGGAGCGCCGCACCGAGCTCGCGCTCACGCCGGCGGCGCGCACGCTGTACCTCGCGGCGTGGACTGACACGCTGCTGCCCGAGTACCCGTTCAACTCGCTGACGAGCGTGCAGTACCAGGACAGTTCCAACACCACGCAGACGATGGCTGCGGCCGACTACTG